TAGGCATTCTAGCCCACATTGCACCACCATGTACGTTTTCATCAGGATGTTCCTCTAAATCAGTCTCACAGCCTGTGAAGACTACTTGAAATGATAATGACCTATCTGGAATAGTATTTACTGCAAAAGCTAATGCGTGTAAGTATTCTCCATGATATTTTTGATGATTTGCTGTAAATTCTTTACGCACCCAACATTTGAACTGTGGTATGTTCGATATTAAATAAGACAAAATAACCCCCGTTATTAAAAATTAAACTTTTCCGCCTTTTGACATATATTTTGAAGCTTTGCCGCCTTTGGCCATGTATTTAGAAGCTTTACCGCCCTTTGCCATGTACTTAGAAGCCTTGCCTCCTTTTGCCATGTATTTACTAGCTTTTCCGCCTTTAGCCATGTACTTTGAAGCCTTTCCGCCTTTAGCCATACCTTTTGGGTTTTTTACAGGACCACCAGTAGCATAATATTTAGTTCTTTTAAACATAATTAATCCTTTTTCTTTGGTCTGCCTCTTTTAGCAGTGGTTTTTTTTGCAGGAGCCTTTTTCTTAGGCATATTTATGTAAATACGCTCATCCTTAACTGGCTCATCTGGTCTTACTTTAGCATTTAATCTAGCTTGTAATTTTGGATCCTCAGATTTTTTCTTTGGCATAATTTCTCCTAGCTTATAGTGGTTACTTTTCTGCGGTTATTCATAACTTTACCACAACCTCTAGCTATAAAACCACCATTTTTCACTTTTACTCTGTTTTGAGCAGCCATAGATCTTTCAATAGCCATGCCTCTTTTCTTTTCATAAGAAGATAATTTGCCATCTTTATTAAGATCAGCTTTAGATTTATTTTTTATCATAGGTCCACCTTTTTTTAGTTTTACTTTAGCTTTTTTTGTATTTGCTACTACTGTTTTACCTTTTGCTCCAGCTCTTTTCTTTTTTCTGGCAGTTGTTGCTCTTTCTGATTTAGATAAACTTCTTGCTTTAGCTGCTGGTAAACATCTATCTGGGTTTTTTTTATCCTTGCTTGTACCACATGGTCCTTTTATTGAACCATCTGTTCCAATACGCACCCAGTTTTGTTTTCTCCATTCAGCTAATTGTCCCATTATCTCAACCTATTTGACATTACTGCACCTTGACCACGAATAGAAACAAAACCACCTTTAGCTTTCTTTTTTCTTTTTTTGCTGCCTTTTGCATAATTTGGGTCTTTACAATATTTAGAAGCAGCCATATTTGCATAAGCAGACGGGTATGTATCAAACGTGCGTTTCGCCCATGCTTTGCCTTCTGGACAAATTTTGCCACCGCTTTTAACCTTGCCACCTTTTTTCATCTTTATAGATTGTAAAGTTTTTGCTTGTTTAGCGTGTGTTTTACTTGCTTTCTGCAATCCTTTCACTACTTTTTTTATTTTTGCTTTACTCATTTAACATTTCCACCTTCTTCTTGCTTGTCTAATTCTTGAGTTGGGATTATTTCTAGTTTTAGCAGAACTTTTTTTAAGTTGTCCTAAAGACCTTGCACAATAGGATTTTCTTCTTTTAGCGGCTTTACTGCCTTTTTTAACTTTTCCAGTGACAGCTCCTTTGAGTTTTGAACCAGGGTTTGCTTTTCTATATGCTCTAATACCTTTCTTGGTCATGCCCGCCCCACTTTTAGTGGGACGGTAATTACCACCTTTACCAGTTGTTCTGCGTATAGATTTAGCTTTTTTTCTTTTTACAACCATTCATTAATAGTTTTTATTAAGAACTAAAATGATTGAATATGTGTCGCCACTAGAGTGTCCAACAGTAGTAAAGTCAATATCTCCAGTAACTCCACTTCCTGCATTATTCGGTATGCCTGTAAATAAATCGTAATACTCATCTCCAGTGCTATCTGATGGTAAACCAGTTAATAACACATTAGAAGTAGCATCAAACTCTAAATTTACACCCATACCTCTAGTAGCCCAATATATTCTAGCGACTGATACTGAAGTACAAGACTCTCCTGCACTATTTGTAGTAAGTGCAGAAACGTCTACTTTTTTTACAGCCGATTCACCTGTGCCATCTGACACATTAGTGAATTTCATAATAGCAGTCTTTTCGCCATCTTGAATGGTTTGTGATGTTACTGCATCAGCCATAATTTACTCCTTATCTTTCAACTGCAGCTACAACGTAATCAATAGTCATAGTTTGTGCTGAAGCTTCGCCATTTTGGATACCAAATGATACAGTTAATTCTTCATCATCAGGTAAGTTGGTAATTGCAACTCCTACTGGATCAGCATTATTGATTGAATAATATACTTTTGAAGCATTTGAATCTATAAACCAAGTGGTTGTAATAAAAGTATCATCTGCCATAGTTGCTACATCTTCTGTAGTAGTGGCACTGTTATCTTTCTCAACTAAGAAATCTAACCCTGCATCACCATCTGCTGAAATAAAGAACACACCATCTGTAGTATCAAGTGGTGTTGTATCTGTTATGCCAAGACCCATAACAAAGTCAGATTGGTCTACATCATTTACTTTAAATCTAGCAGAAAAGTATGCATTTTTACTTGTGCTTAATTTAAACCCTTCACCTTTTAATTGCAAAAAGTCTAAATCGTTATCTCCAGCAGCATTAGTAAGCAATAAAGCTCCACCTGCTGATGAAGTAACAGCTTCAGATGCACTACCAGTACCAGCCTCAGTAGTTGTTATAGTCCAATCACCAGAGTTATAAGTGAAAAAATCATTATGGTACATATAGTACGTTTGATCTGATGGATATGGAACGAACATGGGTTGATTTTTCTTGTGCTCCGTAGCAACAGTATTACCTGCCCATAGTATTAAGTTTTGAAAATGTGGATTAGCCATTATGAACTCCTTTACTTGTATTAATGGAAATCGAATTGATCCTCATTAAGCTAATTAATTTAAAACTATCTTGAGTTTACACCTAGAAATGAAAGTAATCAACAAAAAAAGGGAGCCGAAGCTCCCTTAAGTAATTGTAGTTGAGTGAGAAACGCTACAATAAATCGTTCCTTAAGCTCCTTGAGAACCGTAAACGGCTCTAAAGTTAGAATATCCGAAGCTGTAACGCTCTCTAGCCTTATATCTCATGTTTCCAGTATCGAAATCACCTTCCAATGAAGTTGTCATTGGAGATCTTTCAAAATACTTAAATCCATCTGGACAGTCAGTTTTTATGAAATAAGCATCTGTATCTGTCAGATAATTATTTACAACATAACCATCAGGTAGCATACCAGTATTCTTAATAGCATTTATGTCGTTGTCAGAAGTTCCTACTCTGCCTGGGCTTTGTAGTAATCTGTCAGCAACAAATACTAATTGTGGTGGAATAATTAGCTTCATTCCTTTTAACGCAATGTTAAGACCTTTATCATCCGTAAATGTAGAGATATTAATTAATGCGTCTTCAAGTGAAGTTTCATTAAGATCCGCCATAGTGGTAGCTCTGTTTGCTAGTGAACCTCCGCCTCCTAGTGGATGATCTGTAGCTACAAGCACTTTACCATCACCACCTGTTGTAGAGAACGCATTGTTCAATACAGATGCAGCTTTGATTTGCTTTGTATTAGCCATAGACCTTGCTAGTGCTTTGGTATATCTTGCTCCGAGTCTATCATAAAGATTGTCTTCAACTGCTTCTTCGGTTAGTGCGAATGCTAAAGCCACTGTTTCGTGGGTGTAACGAGATGTATAACCTTCGTTAGCTGTATCAAATCTGACACCACTACCTTCAGCTTTTACCTCTGCATTACCAAATCCTACGATAAGTGTTTCTTCTTCAAACGCTCTATCAGAAGTTTCAGTTTCATAGATCTCTAAATGTTGAGATTCGTATCTTGAGTATTCCATACCGAACAAGGCATTAAGGCCTGGCTCGAGCTCTTTCGCTAATTGTGCTCTATTAATTGCCATTATTTACACTCCTGTTGGGTCGATATAGAAATGCTCATTAAATTTAACAATCACATTCACGTTAGCTGATCCTGTTGTACTGTTATCTGGATCACTCGAAAAGCCCATAATTCTAAACGTAGCAGTTGTAGCTGCTGTTGTTCCAGATAGCTCTAAAGCTGACATCCCTGTTTTCACAGAGCCAGCAGTATAGGAAATATCTGCGTTCAAACCGACATCAGTTTGAGCTGGAGAACCTGCACTTTGAATTTCAAATACAGCATCAGGGTCATCTATTACGAATGCTTTAATATCGGACGATACAGTTCCATCAGGGAAGTGAGAACTAAAAATAGTTTCACCAGAAGAGTTTGTAAAAGTACAACCTCTAAATACACCGATAGACTCATCACCAGCAGCAGCAACTAAAATAGTACCTGCGTTGGTCATTTTTACTAAATCGCCAGAAAAAATATTCCCAGAAGCACCTGAGGCAATTGCGTATTCTGTATGTCCACCATTTTGAACTCCAGAACCTAATTTACCTACTACTCGTGCTCCAAACGGGGCATTTTTGTTAGCCATAATAAGTCACCTTATATTTGTTATTTTAAAGTTAAGCGATCAATTACGTTGACCACCGCCAAAAGTTACTTTGCTTGATCTCTGAGGCGTAAGCATCGGAGAACTTGGATCTGATTCCTTCATCATATCGTTATCTACAGCATCTTGCTGAGTTTGAGCACGTTTTGCGAAATAGGAGTTTCTCTCTTCACGTGTTTCATTGGGAATCTTAGCCAATAGCAAACCACCTCGTGCAACAACTCCTGCGTGTTTACCTTGTTGTAATGTGTCAAAACGATCTTGGTCAGAATCATGTAACTCATCAGATCTAACTAGGTCGAAACCTTCGCTTAATCTTGAAGTTATATTCTTACGATCTTCTTGGCCTACAATTTCGGCTCTAATCCACCTGTAAGTATAACCTTCAGGTGCAGGAGGAGTATCCAACATAGATGGTGGGCTCCATGGTTTGCGAGCTTCTTTACTAGCTCGAGTGTCGGCAGAACGTGATGTTCTGTTTTGTTTGTCAGTTTT